GTGATATACGTGCCTATTGCCATCGTATGGCTCCAGCCTGCTGATTGTTTCAAGAGCCTCCCGCAGTGCCTCTACCTCTACCAGCAAACCAGCATTGATATTAGCGACCTCAACATTGGCATCAATCAGCCCCTTGTTCTCTGCCCTTTCGTCTATCCACCGCTGTGTCCAGTGGTCACGCTCTTCCTCCAGTTCCCATATGTAATCAAGCATTGCTTGCTCACATAAGTCGGTTCTTGCTGGGTACATTGTGCCATTCACTCTATAACCATTTGGCTTAGTCATATCCCACACACCCCTGAGCCACACTGCTCATCTCCGTTCTCCTCGAACACAACACCCTTGTGCTTCATAGCCTCCTTGTAAGTACAGAGGTTTAGGGGTTGTCCTCCTCGTGAACCATCAGGGTATACGGTGAACCCACGGAGTCGAGGGGCATATTTCGCCAGAGTTCTAGCGAATTGCTCCACCCCTTCTTCATTGTTGTGCTCCGTTCCCCATGCAGGTAAGTTGATGGTGCTACTGATTGCCATGTCAACATAGTCTTGGACATCAGCCTGAAACTTAATCCTCCTGTCAGCATCATTAACCAAAGAGAGAGAGGTTTCAATTTTAGTTGGGTCACAACCTGTCTCCTCGATAATTGCCTGTGCAGTTGAATCGACCACGTACTCGTACTTCCAGTTCTTAGCTCCTTGTAGATACCTACGCTTGTAAGCAACAGCAAAAAGGGGTTCAATACCAGTAGTAGTGCCAGCCAGAATACCAATCGTGCCGGTAGGGGCAATGGCTCTATAAGCAACCGGACGCGAAATGCTAAGTTTATCACAAAGGCTGTTAGCTGCTCGTTCCGATTCTTCCCTGTACACCTCCAGCCACTGTTGAAGCTCTGGAACCATCTCATATTGATACCCTCGCTTGAGGAGCCACTCGTGCATCCCCATCAATCCTAACCCTAGTCGTCTGTTCTTCTTCCTAACTTCGTATACTTTATCATACGGTAGATCAGCAGTAATTGTACCACACACCAGAAAGCCACTAGCCAGTCGTACCACTTCCCTAAACTCAGCAAGGGATTCAATACTCCCCATATTAATACTGCCAAGATTACAGACATCGCTATCATCTTCGGAGGTGACTTCAGTGCAAGCATTACGTAGTGTCTCATGTTCCTTGTCTCCAAAATTGAAGCTGAACCCCGGCTCCCCAGACTTGAGTGCTTGCCTAACATTCTCAATGAAGGTAGGGGGAAGCTGCCCATTCTGGATACGGTCGAGGAAAGCATTGTCATAGTTCAAGCTGATGTTGGTCATATCAAGCGGGGCATGGGCGTTGAAGTTCGCTTCCTTAGCGTCCTTGTACGTCAGCCCTTTGGCTATCTCCATGCTACCCCAGTCCTTAGCTTGCAGGAATGCTTCAGCGTCACCATGCTGCCAGTTCAGCGAGGCGTAGATGGCTGATCGCCTACTACCGCCCTGCATAACATTCCGTCCCAGTTCATTGATGGTGTGCATAAGAGGTATAGGGCCAGAGGCGGTTCCCCCGGTTCGTCCGAGAGGCGCACCGTGTGGACGGAACACGCTGTAGTCAATACCAATACCGCCACCAGACATAAGGCAGTCAGATGCCCTTTGAGAAAGTGCTCCCCATTCTTCACGTGTATCTTCCTCTCCTCTCAATAGGTAACAGTTGTTAAAGAAGCTGGCTTGTCGCCCAGCATAGTAGATGTACCGACCCCCCGGCATGAACTTGAAGCTACGGATAAACCCAGTGAGGGTATCCTTTGCATCTTGAGGCATCAGGTTCTCAGTGACATCATCCACAATGAGAGCAGCCTTCTCATTCCAAGTCTGAGTCTCAGAGTTAGCGTACTTCCCCCGGAAGATGTTCTCACCAAAGCTATTGCGGAACTCACTCATTGTCTTTCTTCTCCTTCTCTTCCGCAACTATGATATTAATCTTATCTTCCAGTACTGATTGCACTAAGAAGTGAGCCATACGGATTTCCTTGTAGGCATCCCACAGTCTCCACAAAAGGACGATAGATAACCCCCAACCTAGTGCCGCTATTATGTTAATTGTTTCCATCATGCTTCGCTCCAGTGTTCTTTCACTTTGTTTTGAATATGCTCAGTAGTGCCAGTTGCTTTAGCTAGGATGTCCACACCTATGCCGAGGTTTACCACTGCTGTATTTACGTACTCTGCTGGCATAACCTTGCGGTTGAACGCAGTCCAGTTGTCTCTGTACCACTGCATATTGCCATGCACCTTCTTCATGTACCAGAAGTTGAGGGCAGTGCTACCTATCAAGATTAGCCACTGTAGTATTTCCAGAATAATCAACCGTACTTCCTCCGTAGATAGTCGAGGGATACTGGCATTTCATCGAATGCCCCGTCTTTAACTTCATTAAACATCCACACGCCAGACCAGCTATCGTTAGTCTGAGCATTCAGATATGATTCATCGTGCTGGTTAAAGATACCAGCGAACAAGCCAGTCATGCGAGTACCATCTGCTCTACGAGCAAAGGCCACATCCCTATCCTGTACATGCCCCATTACGCAGGACATATGTTTCTTGTTAAGCATAAGCCTAGCACTAGAGACAGGCCTACCCATAACGCCAGAAGTGAAGTAATGGCTGTAAGCAACTCCGTCAATGACTTCCACTTCGAGGAAGGGGATAACCTCCCATCCATAGTGTAGCAGATTGAAGTCATGATACCCCAGAAGATCAGCCAGTTGAATGTTATCATCTATAGCCCTCTCTATTCGTTGCTCGTGATTACCCATAATGAACACAAGGCGAGGCTTCCAAATCTTCTCCTTGTTCTTACGTTGGCGCTTCTGCTCCTTCAGGATAGGTGCCATGAACTTGTCCATGCTATCGTTACCAGCTTTGATATCAGCAAGGTATCGTCTACCTTCCATCTGTCCTTTGCCTTTGTCGTAGGAACATAGGCTAGGCATATCCCAGTGGTCTCCGAGGTGGATGATAACATCCGGTTTATTCTTCACAGCATACTTGCCAGCCCAAGTCATATGATCGTCAGGGTGGCCGGGTGCTGCTTGTGTGTCAGGTATTACGAAATGCTTAGTCACTTGTACACACTCCTTCTATTGAATCGTTGCTTGAAGTCGTCATGATTCATATACATCTTGATGACTGTCCGATATGCTTTCTTCTCCCTCTTGGATAATTCAGCGTGTGTATACATCCACACAAGAGAGTCTAGCACTATAGCTGTCTCACTGTCGTTGTCTAACTCAATCGTTGTTTTCACGCCTTCTTCCTCGCTTCACGTTCCTCGTTAGTTTTAGTCAAGTGGCAGGGCTTGCACAGTACTTGTAGCCCATCAGCCTCACAGTACAGGCGCTCCACAAACCCCGGCAAGTCCTTGTATGTTTTCAAGCTACCTGCTGGTTCCTTGTGGTCTACCTGTACCTGAGAGTTAGGGAAGTAGCTACCGCACTCAGCACACTCATACTCGAATCGCTTCATGCCCTTCTTCTGCCTTGACGCTGCTTTCTTTACTTGGTGCTTCACTGGATACCGAGAGAAGCCAGACCTTAGCAGTCCACGTATGAACCCAAAGTATCTAGACTCTGTCCAAGTCTTACCAGCCCTTGTCCGTTCCACTCTCTTGCCCATAGACCTGCTCCTTCAGTAGTTCAAGATAATGGATGGCTTTGTTGATATCCTCCAACCCGTTCTTATGTCTGTGACGACAGACATATTTGATGACGTTGGCTTCACAGTAGGGGATATCATTCTCTAGTATGAACTCTAACGGCTGAATCCTTAGCCTCGTGTAGTGGTCTCCCCCGACTTGGCTCAAAGATGGCACTTCCTTTGAGGTACTCTTCGATGAGAAGCTCAAAGGCCTCTCTGGAGAATACGTAGCGCCTGTGATCGTCCCCGATGATGAGTTCAACTTCTTCATTGTATATCCTTACCCATATAGGGTGTCTGTCATTCTGTATCTTGAACGTAATGCTCTTTGCATTCATTGTACATCTCCTCGAAATCCTCGTAGGACATGAAGTCATACAAAGGATAGTCAAACTCGTCAACCTCCTTCACCATGCTCAACAGCCTGTACTGATCGAACATGTAGCAGTAAAGCTCGTCAGGTGCCACTACAGCGCCCTCCAACCCGTAGTGAATATAAGCCTCAGTCACCGCCTTCTTATGATCTTCTGCTGCCATGATCTTCTTCGCTGACCCAGCTCCACAACCTTTGGCTGACTGTCTGGAGAGTCCCCACTTATCTCGTGTGGATAACGCGCAGTAGGGTAGTCCTTTGATGTTGTCTGTGTTGTCACCACAGAGCATTTGATACCACAGGTGTCGCTCAGCTTGGAGTTCACTTATCCAGTATGTCTCCCTAGTTCGTGGGTTGTAGTGCCAGCCGGGGGTGTTGTTAAGGTCTTTGTCGGGGGATGATAGTACATAAGAACACTTGTCCTTATCCCCATCATTCGCAACAAAGTCCTTCCACAACTCCATGCTTACCACATCGTCAGTCTCCATGCCTTCAGCTAAGTCTGCATTCCAGACTCCCCGCAGGTAGTCCTTCATTGCATCAAAGTTCTCAGGCTTGCGAGATGTACGGTTAGCCTTGTAGTCAAAGTCAATCTCCTCACGGAAGTTACCCTTGCCTTCAATCACTAGGTGGTAGTTATCGCACTTGGTGTCCAAGAGGATTTGCTCCATCTTGTTCTTGAGCAGACGACAGCTATGCGAGACAGGTTCGCCATCACTGGCAAACCCGCAAGCATAGATCATCTGATCGCCGTCAATGATAACCTTAGAAAAGGTCATCAAGATCACCATCAGCAACGTCAGGCTCAGGTGCCGCTGGAGCCGGTTCAGGTGGTGCAGCGCTGATATCCCCACTCTCTACC